ATTGAAAACCTTCTAGCACAACAGAAGGAAATGCAAACAAAGCTTCAACAAAGAGAAGAAGAATATAAAAATCTCTTAAGTAATAATGTTGAATCTAATGAGCGTCAAGTGACGGAACGTCTAGAGCTTGCTCGTGCTGCGTACCGTCAGGCCGTAGAAAGCGGCGATGCCGATAATATCTTGAAGGCACAAGAATCTCTTACTACTGCCCAGCAAGATAACTATAGGCTGACAGAGTTTCGTCAACAGGCAGACTCTTTTGAACCTCAGAAGTTTGAGGAGCAACAACAAGTCCAAGCGGCTGCTACTGTGTCAGATGCACAGCGCAAGGCAACCAACTGGGCAGCAGCAAATGACTGGTTTAATCAAGACCGTGTAATGACTGCAGTTGCTTTGGAAATTGATAATCAGGTTCAAGAAGAAGGGTTTGACCCATCTGACGATGAGTACTATCAGGAAATTGACCGCCGTTTGGCAAAGCAGTTTCCTAATAAGTTTGGACAAGCTACCAAAGAAGTAGCAACCGAAACCCCCGTACCGCAGGAAACGTCAACACCTGCTCAAGTGGTTGCAGGAGCTTCGCACACTCCAGCACCTTCATCAAGTAAAAAGGTAAAACTCTCACAAGAAGATGTACGCCTTGCAGAAAAATGGGGCATATCACTTGAACAGTATGCAGCCGAAAAGCTAAAAGTCGAAAAGGCAGGCGAAGGCGAGTATACTACAATTAACCGATAGTTGCGAAAGGATATACACTTATGGCACGAAATACCACACGTAGCACCCAGAGTCGTGAACTGGAAACAAGAGAAGCCGAAGACTTTGAATATCGTGAACCAAATCTTTTAGATATTCCTGAATCAGTAACCGCAAGGTTTGAAGACCAAGGAATGAAACTTCGTTGGATACGTACAACCCTAAAAGGTGGTGACGATTATACAAATGTTGGTAAACGAATGGCTGAAGGCTGGGAGTTTGTTTCTCTTGATGAAGTACCTGAACTAGCGCACACCTCTGCAATTAAAGAGGAAGGTCGCTACAAAGGAACTGTATGTCGAGGAGATTTGGCACTTGCTAAGTTGCCAATCAAACGTGCAGAAGCTCGACAAAGACATTTTGAAAACGCATCTGCAGAGATGGTTGATGCTGTCAATGCACAGCTTGAAGGCGCATCAGACCGCAGAATGCCAATTCAGAATCAAAGCAAAACCAATGTAACCAAGGGTCGCACCCCTTCTTTTGATTAAAAGGGTGGCGAAGTCTGGTTACTGAACTTAAACACTGAAGGAGAAAAATATGTCTGCTACTAAAGTTACTGGACTTCAGCCTTCCCGTGTTCGTGGTGCTGCACCAAATAGTAACGGCCTGAACGAATATCCTATTGCTTCAGGTGCTACAGCAATGTACACAGGTACTCCTGTACGTATTGCCTCTGGTACACTTACACCGTGCGTAACGTCAACTGAAGTGCCTGTTGGTACTTTCCAAGGTTGCCGCTATGTAGAAAACGGGGAACAAAAATTTAAATCCTACTATTCTGGCGTGTCTGCTTCAGACATCGTTGGTTTGGTAAATGACAATCCGAATCAAACTTACATTATTTCTTCAAATGCCACAGTTGCTGCTGGTATTGTCGGAAGAAACGTAGAAGTTAGCTCAATTGCTGGTGGTTCTACCTTTACTGGTAAATCAACCATTGTTGCTAAAACGACTGCTGGTACAACTGGTAAAGCTACTAATGGTGCTTTGCGTATCATTGGTATCGTTGATGAACCTGGTAATGCAGTTGGCGATGCGTTCACGAAGATGGAAGTTGAATTTAACCATCGTGCGGATGATTATCAGAATGTTCTGACTTCAGCCGTTGTGACAACAACCAACTAAGGGAGATAAATAATAATGGCTATTAATAGAGCAAGTATTGCAAAAGAGCTTCTCCCTGGTCTTAACGCCGTATTCGGCCTTGAGTATGGGGAAGTTTCTGACGAACATGCACCTCTGTATGAAATTGAAAATTCAGACCGTGCATTTGAAGAAGAAGTTCTCTTCACTGGCTTCGGCACTGCACCTGTAAAAGGTGAAGGTGCTGCCGTATCTTATGACGATGCCCAAGAAAGCTACACCTCACGCTATACGCATGAGACTATTGCCCTTGGCTTCGCCGTTACGGAAGAAGCTATGGAGGATAACCTCTATGACACATTTGCTAAACTACGTGCCAAAGGTTTGGCTCGTGCTATGGCAAACACTAAACAAGTTAAAGCTGCTGATGTTTTCAACAATGGTTTTAACGCATCCTTTGCTGGCGGTGACGGTAAATCTTTCTTTGCCTCTGACCACCCCACCATTGGTAATGGCGACCAAAGCAACCTTCTAGCTGCATCTGACCTTTCAGAAGCTGCTCTGGAAACTGCACTGATTGCTATTTCTAAAACCAAAGATGACCGTGGTATCCTAGTTGGAGCGCAAGCTGAAAGCCTGCACATCCCATCAGACCTGGCCTTTACTGCAGACCAGATTCTGAACTCGCCTCTGTCAACTACGATTGTTAACAATGCTACCAATGTCAACGACATTAACAGCATTCGCAATCAAGGTCTTGTCCCGAATGGCTTCTTTGTGAATCGCCGTTTCACGGACACGAATGGTTACTTCATTAAGACTGATGTTCCGAATGGTGCAAAAATGTTTGTCCGTTCACCGCTTCAGACTAAAATGGAGCCTGACTTCGACACTGGCAACCTTCGCTTTAAGGCTCGTGAGCGTTATGCGTTTGGTTTCAGTGACTGGCGTGGTTTCTTCGGAAGCGCAGGTGCTTAATTAAAACACCTATACGTTAACCTTTAAAGGGGGTGGGACTTGTATCTCACCCCCTTTTTTAGTATAATATACCTATTGACATTTTTATAGGAGCAATCAATGACTAATATTAGAAGCGCATTTGTTTCTGGAACTGGTACTTTTGTAGATTCTCTTACTAGTGTAACTGTTACTGACACCCGTGTACGTGGTGTTAACTGTGTAGGCACAGGCATCGTAGTTATTACTGGTACATCTGCTGACCCATTTGGTAATACCAACGGCGGTCGAATTAAGTTCCAAGTAAACGGCAGCAATTATCAGGACTTCGCAGATAATGGTATTCGCATGGCAGGAAAAGTAATTGTATCTGCAGCAACAACCATTTCTACGACTATTTATTATGGCTAATTATACTTATCTTGTTACCGACATTATTGAGGCATCTGAAAATGATGGCAGCGAATTTGTCTCGGCTATACCCAATATGGTTAATCGTGTAGAAGAACGACTAACTAAAACATTGGATGATTATGGCTTGGTAACAATTACATCAGTTACACTATCCGCAGGTAAAAATGAACTTACTCTTCCTTCTGGAACACGTTATGTAAAGAACCTTCGTATTGAAGATAGCGGAACTAAAATTAATTTATTGCAAAGAACAGACGAGTTTATTTATGATTACTGGCCTGTCAGTGCAAGTACAGGAACCCCAAAATATTATGCAAAGAAAACAAACACCAATGTTATCGTTGCTCCTACTGCAAGTGCTACTTACGGTGGGGAACTTGTATATGTTGCTAGACCAACTACACTAACCAGTACAAATCAAAGTAATTACTTCTCTGACTTTTGCTATGATGCCTTGTTTTATGGTTGCATGGTCGAGGCGGGTGACTTTATGAAAAACTACACAGTAAGTAATTATTATGAACAGCGTTATCAAAACGCAATTGAAGCATTAAGAAACCAAGCACGTAGAACAAGGCGTGACGACATGGAAGCACCTGCTTCTAAAGTCGGTGAAAATACATTAGGAGGAACACCGTAATGGCTGCAAGTAAACTACTAGCACAACTTATTAAGGCTGCAAAAAGTCAAGGAAGACAACCTAATTTTGGGGCTGTAAAAACAAGACTAGAAAAAAAAGTTCGTGAAGGAACTGCAACAAAAGAAGATAAACAACTTTTAAAAGAGATACGAGAAAAAGATGCTGCTGCAACTAAATCACAAAAAGTTAGGCAGTCTCAGTCAAGTCGTAAAACTCCTGTATCGTTGGCTGGCTCTGATAAAGTTGGCGGCACTCAAAAAGCTGGCGGCGGCAAAATGAAAAGCAAAGGTTATGCTGCAGGTGGTAAAATGAAAAGTAAGGGCTATGCAGCAGGCGGTAAAATGAAAAGTAAAGGCTATAAGACAGGTGGTAAAACAGGTCGTGGTATGGGCGTAGCTCTTCGTGGCGGTGGTGCGGTATCTAAACGATAGGAGAGAGATATGTCTAAAAAAGATGTTCCAGCAGATAATCCAGGTCTAGCAAAACTTCCAACTAAAGTTCGTAATCGTATGGGTTATAAACAAGTAGGTGGTAAAATAGCGGTTGGCTCTGTAAATGACGGCAGTACACGTGGTACACCTGAACAAGGGCAACGTGCTTATGAATCTGAAAAAGCTCAAATGAAAGAGTTTCAAGATTACATGAAGTATGTTGAAGAACAGCTTTCTGATAATCGTGGTGGTAAAAATTAATGCCTTTATATAAAGGAACAAGTGATAATACTATTAGCAAAAATATTAGTAAACTAATGGGCGAAGGCTATGGTCAAAGTCAAGCAGTAGCTATTGCTATGAGTGAAGCAGGTCGTAATGTTTCTAAAAGAGCTACAGGCGGTAAAACTGCAACTGCAAACAAATTAAAAAAAGTAGCTAAAGGTTTAGAAAAAGCTAGTAAGACTCATGCCAAACAAGCCCAAGTTTTATCTACTATAGAATTAAAAAAAGGAAGGCGACCTAAAAAGAAAAGTCGTGTAAATGAAGCAGGTAACTATACTAAACCTGGTTTACGTAAAAGACTATTTAAAAAAATTCTAGCAGGTAATAAAGGAGGTGCGCCTGGTCAGTGGTCGGCACGTAAAGCACAAATGCTGGCTAAACAATATAAAGCAGCAGGTGGAGGCTACAAAGCGTAGTATGTTAAATGTCAAGAGGAACGAAAAAAACAACTCCAAAAAGAAAAAAGCCACAACAAGATTTGGTAAATTGGGGAAATCAGGAGTGGACAACTAAAAGTGGCAAACCGTCAAGCAAGACTGGCGAAAGGTACTTACCAAAAGCGGCTATTAAGGCACTCACCCCAGCAGAATATGCGGCAACTACGAGAGCAAAAAGAGAGGGAACTAAACAAGGAAAACAATTCGTTGACCAACCTGAAGCTATAGCAAAGAAAACTTCACAATTTCGTCAAGCAAAAACAGGTGGTAAAATTAATAAACGTAAATATGGTAAAGCTCCACATAATAGGATATACTAATGTCATTAACAGATGCAGAAAAAAATAGATTAAAAAAATTAGGACTTAAAGGTTTGAATAAACCAAAAATGACTCCTAAACATCCAACTAAAAAAGCAGTGGTTGCAGTGAGATGTGATAATGGAAAAATTAAAACAATTCGTTTTGGCGCACAAGGAATGGGTCATAACTATAGCAAAGAAGCTCGTAAAAGTTTTAAAGCAAGACATGCAAAAAATATTGCTAAAGGTAAATGTTCTGCTGCTTACTGGGCTGACAAAGTATTTTGGGCAGGTAAATCTGGCAGTAAAAAACGTCCTCCAAAAAGTCAAAAACAAACTTTTGGTCTTAATAGAAAAAATACAAGGAAAGCTTAAATAAAATGACAATAAGTAGGGCAGCGACCAGTCAGCAGATTAGAAAGGCAGGTGGTCTTAAAAAACGAACTACTGGCTTAAAGCGTCCAAGAGGCGTAAGTCATAATAGGACTGGTCGCACCATACGTAGGAAGTGATGGCATTACGAAACAGAGAAAAGTATTTTTGGTTTAAACCAAGGAATAAACTGATGCACAAAATGTATGACAATGTTAATTCTTCCATGACCCAACGTAAGAATATTATGGGAAATACTTATGTTAAAAAAACTTGTGGCAAAGAAAACTGTAACTGCAAGTGTAATGAAAAAAACAAGGAAAAGGATAATTCGTAATGGCTACATCAGGAACATATAGCTTTTCAATGGATATTGATGAAGTAATCCAAGAAGCAATGGAAATGATTGGTGGTGAACCCACGCTGGGTGAGGAGCCTCGCTCTGCACGCCGTTCTATAAATCTACTCCTACAAGATTGGCAAAACCGTGGTATTCAACTTTGGACAGTTGGAACTACGGCGGTGTCCGTAACAACAAGTGTTACATCTTATAGCTTAGATGCACATAACATTGATGTTGTTGAAGCAGTCATTAATAGAGTTAATGGTGACAACAAAACTGACTTACAACTAAACAGAATATCTATGGAAGAATATTTAAAGATTCCTAGAAAATCTCAGACGGGTCGCCCATCTCAATATGCAGTCAGGCGTGACCGTGATAATGTTGTTATTCACCTGTGGCCTCTACCAGATAATAGCACTGACCAACTTAAATTAGAAACTGTAAAATACATTCAAGATGTCACACGGTCTTCGCAGAGTGCTGATGTCTCTAGAAGATTTTTGCCGTGCCTAACTGCAGGTACAGCATATTTTATGTCTATGAAAAGACCAGGAGTTGATGCTGGTCGAATTACCTTACTAAAGCAAGAATATGAGGAAAGGTTATCTAGAGCGCAGGAAGAAGACAAGGAACGTGTCAGCCTTCTTATTCGTCCTAGATTAAGTTACTAAGTGACTAAGGCGTTAGGTGTTTGCGATGTTTGCGGCTTTCGTTACAAGCTTAGTGAATTAAAAAAGAATAGCTATGGAATGATGGTATGTCCTACTGATTTTGAAGGCAAGTATGATAAAGTAAGTCATCCCCAAAATAAAATAGCTAGAGTAACTGATGATGTAAATGTTGATAGTCCAAGGCTACCAGTTAATATAGTATCCGCAGTTCCTGTATCAGCATGGCTACCGAGTTTATAATATGGCAAGAGGTAAATATAATAAGATAGTCTGCGATGTTTGTGGCTTTGCGTATCCACGGACAGTAATGAAAAAAAATAGTTATGGTCTTTGGGTTTGTCCAGAAGACAATGAAAAAGGTTACGACTTAGTTAATCATCCACAAAATAAAATTATATCTACTATAGATAGAAGCATGTTTATTAAAGATGCTAGACCTGAATTTAATAACGATAGAAACCTAAATTGGGAAGCGGCTGTGTTTGACAATTGGGAAGATGTTGACAAGAACTGGAATATAGTATAATGACAGATTTAACAGGTAAGAAAATTGCAAATACCTATAAAGATTTATTGCAGATTAATTCTAGTGCTTCCAATAATGGTATAGATGAAACACTGCGTAATGTTCAAGATGGTTCTGGTAATAACTCTCCATTAAAACTTTCTCAAACTTCTGCTGCATTTACTGGTAATGTAAGTATTGCGGGTAGTCTAATTGTTGGCGGTGCCTTCCAACCAACAGATTTACAAACAACAAATATTATAGCTACAAGTATTACTACTAGTACATTGAATGCAACCAATCTTGTATTTCAAGATGTAAGTGTTAGTAGTCTACGAACTGGTAATTTTTTTGCAACAACTGTTAGTGCTGGCACGGTAAGTGCAACAACAGTAAATGCCACAAATATATTGGTTGCTAGTGAGCCTGTTGCTACATCTTCTACAGTTGCTGCTTTATCTGCT